TTGACCGGTTTGAATAATAAAGTTATTAGTACTAGGTATAATATCATCTAAAGTTATAGTCATTTCTTGACCAGTCATTTCTTGAAAATGAGCAGCACTAATTGTGATAGAGCTTACATTAGCATTAGCACTGCTTCCAGTAATAGGAAGTATTTGATCTGTTGTAATTATAAAGTTACCAGATGAAGTATTTAAAACTTGACCAGTTATTGTAGTTGAACTCGCTGATCCAGTAACTGTATTACTTATACTTGTATTTATTGTAAATTCAGGGACTACTACCGTTATAGCACCACCTGCTGCTATTGTGTAAGTTCCTATACTTGTAGTAATTTGTTGACCTGTAGTAGAAAGAAAGTTATTAGATGAGATAATAAAATCACCTGAAGAAGCTACTGCACCTTCACCTGTAACTGATATTGCAGCATTACCTATAATATTTGCAACATTAGATACAGAAGTAGTTACTGATTGACCATCTTCAATAAATATATTTCCATCTCCAGTAACAACTTCTCCTAATGCTGTACCCCAAGCTCCACTACTCCATTCTTCTCTTCCCCAACCATTACCAAAATTAAGTTCTAGTTCTAATTGTGAAAGTCCAGTAATAGGAACTTCTCTACCTTCTCCAGTAGATACACTGTTAATTGATGATGTAACTTCTTGACCAGTAATAAATAAATCAGTGACAGCAATTCCTACAACGATGTTACTAACACCACTATTTATAACTTGTCCTGAAATTGTTGTTAAAGAAGGCGCAGCAGCAAATACATTACCAACAGATGTTGATGATGATATTCCTGTAATGACAGCTAGTGCATCAGGTGATGTACCCCATGCACCTGTGTTCCATCCATCTCTACCCCAACCAACAGTAGCACTCATAAGGAGTTTCTCCTTATGCTATTCTGATTAAGCCAGCAGATGCGTTAGCAGTTGGAAACTGTAATTCAAAAGTTCCATTTGTAGAAGTTTTAACTCCTCCAAAATCTAAAACTGCAATCGCAGCATTAGCACTAGAATTATTGTACAGTAAAGCAGCTTGAGCAGATATAGTTGCATTTGGAAATGTAACATTGTCCGCATCAAAAATTGCAGTAGTTCCATCTACAGAGATAGCTACATTAGTTAGTGTATTTCCACCAGCAGTGTAGTTACCACCAGTTACTTCTTCTGTTGTTATATAAACAGATGTGTTTGCTGCCAGTGATGCCGCATTAGTATATAGTGCACATTTAAGAGTTTGAGCAGCAAGGTTTCCACCAGGCGACATCAAGTCTTGTTTAAATACTGTGCATATCGCTTGTATTATTGCCATATTATTGTCCTCCAGTTAATGTGTTTGTACCAACAGGGCTACCTGGAAACTTATAGTCCGTTCTTCTTCTTCTACGGGCTTCATTGTTAACAGTAGCAACTCTTGTATTATACAAATTTGTGTATATAGTATAATCTTCTATGTTCTTTGTAAAGAGATTTGCTTGAGCTAAACAGCCAAATAATAAAACATCTGAAATATTTTCAGTGTACCAGTTGGTAGTATTAGTATTAGATAAAGGATTAATTTTTCCTTGATATCCTAGTTTTAAAGTATAAGCTTGATCTGGAGTAGGAGCTAAATATACTCGATCATCATCAAAATTAGAAAAATATTTAGGTTGACCTTGAAGAGAAGAATCAGGCCAATATTCTTGACAAAAAGCTAAAGTTTTTAATTCTAAATAACTTACATTAGAGCCTACAGTAAGGGTTAAATAATTAAATAACATAGGCTCAATAGAAGTAGGAAGATTTACAAATCTATCTCCTGTTATTGATGTTGTAGTTACATTTTCATTAAATCCAATAGGGTCTATATCTCTTGATAAAGAATCAAAAGTATTATCTATAAAGGTATCTAATTGACTAGTAAAATCTGTACCTGTATTTTCAGCCCATGTTTGTATATCAGTCTTTAGACTGCTGTATGTCATTGCCATCTTTAATTACCTCATCAACTTTAAATTTAGTCCAAACGTGTCCTGCAAATGGATAAGTTCCATAGTGCGTTAAAGGACTTTGAAGATCAGCATGTATTTTACCACCTATTTTTTGCCATAATCTACAAAAAGCATAATCCTCTGATAGATATCTATTACTTTTTTCATCAATAATACAGTCAAAAAATGCATAACAATTGTCACTACCATATCTTTTTCCATTAACTATTTGATCGCTAGTATATTTAAGATTAGAATAAGCTTCTTTCATCTGATAAAAAACTTCTTTTTTAATACACATAAAACCTGTTGCAGCATCCATTACTTCAGTAAAACCACCAGTTAATTCAATTTTATTAGGATCTGCAAAATTTAAATTATAACCTAAAGCTCTTTGTTCTAAATTTTTATCACTTGTTTTAATTAAGTCAGGAATTTTATCCCATTCAATAGCTTTTCTAGGATATATTCCACAAGCTATATCATAACCTGATTCTAAAACACGTCTTACAGCTTCTCCTCTAAATCCTATATCAGCATCAATAAACATTAAATGAGTAAGACTATCATCTTCTTTATCCATATCTAAAAACTGACTGACAATAGTATTTCTAGCTCTTGTGATTAAACTTTCATTACCAATAGTATTCAATTGAACTTGAAAATTATTTTGAGAAGCTACTCTCGTTAAATCCATTATTCCATGTAGATAAGCTTCTGTTAATTGACCACCATAACAAGGTGTTCCAATCATTACTTTTAATTTTTTATTTTTTATCATGTTACAACAGTAACACTTCCTAATCCTATCTGTAACAAATTTGTGTTGTTAGTATACCAAGAAGTTGGAATAGTTGCAACTCCAACATAAACAGATTGTCCTGATGTATTTTCAAATCCTGGTAAAACAGTTACTTGATTAGGAACACCACCTGTTTGAGATCCTGGTAATCCTCCACCAGTTCTTGCAGCCTCTGTTGCACTTATACTCGCTTGAGGTCTAGCATTTTGTAAAGTTTGTGCATCAGTAAAATAAGTTAAATCTAATTGAGGTTGTTTAGGTTCCCACTCTGAAGTATGAACAAACATACCAGTCCATTCAAATACCATTTCTTGATAAGGAAATGCCATACCTGATCTATCAGATATTGCTAAAGCGTGTCTACCACCTGCAAATTTTGCTGAAGGTGCTCTATGAGGTCTAGTACTTGCTGGAACTCTAGCCATTACGAATAAAAGCTGTTGCCTGTTGCTGGTATAATTCTAGTAGATGGAGTATCATCACCAGCTATTAATCTTTGATAAGCTTCTTCATAATCTACTTTTAATATTTGTTGAGTTTGAGGAGTTACACCTGTTCTTTTTTTAGAAAGATAATAAGCAAGTCCTGCGCACATACATTCGAAAGCTCTAAATGGAACATCAATGTTTTGTTCTATTCCACTGACTGTAGAAGCTGTAATATCTTCTATTTTTCTCATACGATAATAAGTAAGAGTATAATTAGTATCAGGAGCTGGATAAATTTTAAGTACAGGAGTACTTAATCTTTGTAAATAATATTGTGTAGGTCTAGCTTGAGTAGTTTTATTTGAAATTGCTGCATAGTCATTAAGACCTAGTGCTGTCATTGCATATTCATTTCCATCACTTGTTTGAATGTTTGCATTTATGATATCTACTGTATCATAATCTAAAGTATATTGAATAGTTCCTGTAGTAATAGCTAAAGTTTTATATTCTACAGTCCATTGGTTATAACCTCTGTTAGCCCAATCACTAAACATAATATTCATACTACGTCTAGCTGACCTTACATCATAACCTAAAATAGGATCACCACCTATTCTATCATAGGCTTCTTGTATTACATCATTTACTGTTAAAGTAAAAGTTGAAGTTCCTGATAAAGCCATATTTCTCCATTATGCAAAAAATGCTGTTACACCATTTATAGTTGCTACATTAGCTCCAGCAACTGTAGATGAAACTTGTATACTTGTTTTAAATTTTATACCATCTGCTGGTAAATTAAGTTGTACTGTTGAAGCACCCGCAGCTGCATTACCTGTTTCAATATCAAATACATCTGTTCCACCGTCTTTCCAAGTAAGAACACCAGGAACATCAGTAGGTTCAATAATAAAACCTTTTAATCTCATTGGTCCTCCAAATATAGTAACTGTAGTGGCAACATTTGAAGCTGTATTAGATAATGCTGCTTTATTTTTACTTACAACATTTATGTCTGATCCTGCCATTTATTTCTCCTAAATTAAATTTAATTTTCGTAAGTTTTCATATAATAACCCAACTCTATCAGAATTGACAGAAGGTTTTAAGTAACTATTTATTAATTCTTTTGCTTGAACACTACCCATATCTATTGGTTTTAAATTAATGTTATCAGTAGTTTTAGAATCTAAAGGATTTTTAGGTACCGAAAGTTGTTCTCCACCTCCACTAAAAGTATCAATCACTTTTTCTATACTTTTTAATTTTTTATCTAAATCATCTTCTTTGTTTTCTCTTTTAACATCAAAAACTTCTTTTTCTCTTTCCATAACATCTTTAGTGGAAAGATCAACTAATTCATCATCTCTTTCTCTAAGACGTTCTGCTATTTTTTCATCTAAAGGATCTACCAATTCTTCTCTATCAGTGTCAATATTACTATCTCCAAATGATTTAAAAGCATCACCTATTTTTTTAAAATTTTCAAACATATTTTAAATGAGGGCCCGAAGGCCCTCGAATTATTTATTAACTTAAATTAATATTTTGTGCGTAAGTGATAGTTACTATACAAGCACCTGCTGAAGCGTCTTGGTTTGCTCCATTATAAATAAATGCTATTTTAACATCACTCGTTCCAACATCTTTCCAAGTTGAACATAAACCTGTTACACCTAAGGCAACTGGACCTATTGCTGAAATGACTGCGTCATTAACATAAAGATCAGAATTACCTACAATTCCAATATCAAGTAAATCAGTACCTGTATCATTGAAAGCAGTTTCAACATTTATATCAAATGATATTATTTGTGAATTTGCTGGTATCACAGTAGTTGTAGTAACATCTGAACCTTCTTGTCCAAAAGCAATAGAAAATTGCTGTGACATTACAACTTGTCCTGTATTTTTTACATCTGAACCTAAAGTAGTTCCAGTTGTTTCTTTAATTGTTCCAGCCTTAATTGGGCCAGAAAATGTAGTAGTTCCCATAGTCTATCTCCTTATAATAGTCTGCTTTCGCAGTCGTTTGGGTTAGTTTAAAATTACTAGGCGTATTGCTACGCCTAGTAATTGTTTATTATTATGCTACGCCTTCAGATCCGTATACACCTCTCCAGTCTGTAAAACCGAAGCTGTATCTTTCTCTGCACTTGTATCTTAAATTACCAGT